GGCAAAACCACTACCTTTGTGAGCTGACAAACCCTACTCCACGTGAATCATAGGTCACGACCTCAGCTGTCTACTCCCAGCCTCGCGAGGGCTGAGAGAGGGGATTAATGATGCGTATAAGTTGGGGACCCTAACCCCGTTGTCCGACTTTTACGGCTTACCGGTGCATCTACCGCTGGCGGCCATTCTTAACCCCCGCCAGGGGGGGGTGGGATGATCAGAGGGCCACGCTGAGTCCGTAGTCTAGTTCCAGGATTGCCTTTGACGCTGCACATGCAATGCTCATACCACAACGAGAATTCGCGACATAATCGCACAAATCCTCCATCTCGTGTAGCGAAATTCCATACCGTCGACACAATGATGACTCCATAAGCTCCTCATCGGAACCACCGGTCATCATGGACACGATATAATTAAGGAATAACACATTACGAGAAGGTGGAAAAGCCTTACGAAAGCTACGTAACAACATGCTGTTTCCAGCATGTGACAACCCTGAGACCCATTCACACATGAACACATAAGCGCGAGCCCGCCAATCACCCCGTCCTGGGAGATCACCATCAATCCGACCCGAGGCTCTTAAGATAACCCCGAGATTCAGCACAGCACGAATGTTGAAGGAGCGCGTGAAGCAGGGCGAGTGCTTAAGAAATTGCAACTTCTCAAACACATCACACCACTCCGCGGTGCACTTCCAACCGCACTCCTCGAGCGAAAGCTCAACGAGTGCACGCGCCTCGGCCTTGGCCAACAACTTCCCATGAACGGAACCGAGAACTCGCAAAACAATTGCGAGTGAGGCCACGTTGTTGAGAAGAGTGGTTAGAACGGAACCAGAGTACTCAAATACCTCTTTAGGTTTGAAGAGGAGCTTCTTGCTACCTCTACCTATAGATATTGGGAGTTTACACTGATTGATAAGCTGAGTCAAATGATGATGATAGTGCTCTGGACACAACTGGTACAGACTGTTGAAAACAGCCGGACCATTGCTTGCGTCACATGCAGAGATATCAAGGTTAAGCCATAACATCCCATCAGAGCACTTAATGGAAACGCAGGAATCGTCAGAAAAGTAAACGGCGTGGGTATTCCCGAACATCTCAGAAAAATGCGCAGATAATGTATCCACATCCGGTGACTTCACGAACGAAACCGACGCTTCCCCCACAAATACCGAATCTAATGCCATAACATCCTTGAGGACATCGACAAGCCAACCAGCACGAACTGAGCATTCAGGACTCAAATCGACTGTAACTCGATTTGGCTTCCCTGGTTTCGCCACCTCGTGCTTGTTCTGACACACCACACGCGCAGGGCGTCTAGTGATCCACGGACTGTCCATATCCCCCTCCTTACCAAGGTCAACAAGGTTCTGCCACGCTTGCACTCGTAATCGCCGCTTAGGATGAGGCTTGTGACACTCAATCCGACACAACTCAGAGAAATGATCGGTAGATATCTTGGGACCAGCGCTATCGCGGATCCGATGAAATGCAGCAAGTACATCAGGAGCTGCGAGCCGTATAGACTGCAGCAAATGATGACGAGCCACCCCAATCTTATCATGGAAGAGTCGTGTAGCGCCGTGGCGCATAGTACGACCAGTGTCGCTATGCGCAACGATATCTGATCGGAACCATACGCCCCCAGCAGTCCAGTAACGAATGCGAGGTCCAATAGAGCCTTTTCGGCCCATCGGCGCGAAGAAGTCGCCCGTTTTGATAGCATCCTTGGCAGGTCCATTGAGAGCCTCGAAGAGCTGGTTGTCGCGGTAATCAACCACGACATCGTTCTCAGAAGTACAAAAACGGACCAAAGAATGCTCCATGGTAGGAGGGCCAGCATGTTTAAACAAGTCGTACTATTCCAAGTCTTGCCAGGGGTGCAACTCATATCCGCGTGATCCAGACGGTCGTAATACTGCGAAACTAATTGTGGATATAGCTTCTCAATCTCAAGCCTTTCCACAAAAGTAAAGCGATCATACAACCCGGATCGAGCGAGGAAATAGCGCAAGGCGGCCGGAGACCGCCCGCTCTGAACATTGCTCCCGGCGACGTACGCACATGTGCTAGCATAAACATCCACCCAAACCGTAACGAATTTGTAAGTGCGGTATCCAGCGGCCCAGGCCATCCTTTGCTCCTCGCTAAGGACCGACCAACAATTGATCATACTATACCCACGAAAGAGTGAGAACCAATCCTTTGAATAGTGCGCCATAAGAACGGTGTACTTTCCAACAGGTCGATTCAAATCATTCAGCGTGGGCGGCTCGTGGCGAAAATGCCACGGCACAGCACGATTCGCGTGAATCCATTCCCTAACGCTCGTCATGACCCGTTCGATGCGGGCTTCCTCGAAGGGCTTGCGAACATAACGGTAGCTGCGGAGCCACCGAGCGCGCGCAACCCGCCGACGAATGCGCTTCTTGATGACATACCACAAGTAAGATCGACGTATCACCTCAGCTGCACTTCGAATTTCCTCAGAGTGGCGTGCAGCCCGGGCAGCGCGACCCTCGATGAAGTGGCGCAGACGTGCCAAACCAGCGGCACCTGGCGCCACCTGTCGAACATGAATCCAATCTTCAGGATCGCGGAAAGCAAGCATGTTGGCATGGGCTTGACGTGCCCTGACAAACTCAGCATACCTGCGATCTGCAACCTCCGGATCGGTAGTCTGTGGATCAAATGTCACCCTCGCGCGGAAGTCCTCATCTACCTCGGTCACAGCATAAGGCACCAACCGCTCATCGAAATCAGGGAAGTACTCCTGCGCCGGCAAATCCATATGCATGAATACGTGGCGCACCAAAATCGGAGCAACTCCCACAGGAACGACGGGCGGCGGAGCAGGAGGGGGAACCGGACGCGGAGGCAACCGTGGACCGAAATTATTCGGTCCACGGCGGCCAGCGTGGCGATTCCGAACCCGCCATTGATACCCATGCCGCGACGGGCCATAGTTCCCCCTGCGGTTCACAGCAGATAGATCGTCACCCTCAGTGATCTCTCCATGGCTAGAGCCAATCTGAGAGCCACGTGGATTACTGCCATACTGCCGGATCAACGGAGGGGGGCGAAGTATCACCCCTACAGCAAGTTCCGACTGATCAGGGACCAAGCGAGCATCAATACAGTTACAATACCTAATAAGGCGCCGCAACATGACTTCGTGCTCAAGCAAAGGTCTAAGACCACGACGAAACTCCCTAGTGCGATGGCGAGCCCTTGCAAATCTTCTCAACTCCGGGTAAACCCGGACGCAAAGCTCTCGCCTGACTCGACATAACGCAACTTGCCGATTGCGTCTCGAGTCCACTTCAATGAACAACTCACTCTCGAACACCCAATAGGAGGTCACACAGTAACCCTCCAAACCGAGCGTGCCGAGATGGTTGTCCCAGTCAACGTAACAATGTTCATCGTCAACTTCACACACGGTTAAACTTAACCCAGGCCGGATTGCCGTTTCCGGGACCCTGGGAGCAACGTATCGTCTCGCCAGACTCATGATGATAGAACGCCCTGACCTCTGCAGGGGCGCAGAGATCAAGGCTGTTTCGGGACTTACTCACTAGGAGGCCCGCGCGGCTGCGCTGAAGTGCCCGGGGGCCGACCAGATGCGATAATCCACTCAAGATTGGGAATGGATACCCATATCTTGTTGGGTCACAACTAGGGGCCCCAAAACACTAATTACCTCCTCATGTCACCTCCCGAATGGCCACCGTAGTGGCCCTACCTACCCCTACTCCTACTTTCGCATATTTACATGCCACCCGGAGTGGCGAGTGTGCTTAGACTAACACACTCGATTCATGACTAACCCACTGACTGTGCCTAGGATTAGCAACGCGCACCGGCAAGTGCACTTGATGGAACGCCCACCCAGCGTCTGCTTTGGCTCGGGATGCAGGACCCGCTTCTAACCGCCGGGCTGCGATTAGGGAACCAGTGGCGCAGTCAATATAAGCCCACACGCGCCACCTCCGCAAAAACCACGACCACTAGAAATTGGCTTCCAATGTGTTGTGCCCCATAAAAGACACAAGCACTTCAGAAGTAACAACTCCAGTGGGGTAGTTGGCTCCAGCTGCGTTATGGGTGACTGTAGCGTTAACGGCGGTGACCCGTATAAGGGACGTCACCGTGAACGTAGTCAAACCCACCGCATTACCTGTAAGTATCTGTGTAGTGGTTCCATTGGAATAACCAGCATACGTGGCTGCACCAGCCAACACATAACCACCGTATGTCAGAGCACCGGCGATAGCGACAGTGCCCGTAATTACGTGCTGAATCTGGAATATGTCACCAATGACTCCATTTGTGAGCGACAAAACTGTGGAAGATGTCCTCTCCCACCCAGTCGAACCAGCATAACTAGTCTTCATCACCGTCGCACCAAAAGGGGCGGCCGTAGTTGCCCCCGAGTACATGGTGTGAAAGAGTGAAAACCGGTTGAGGCTCAAGACTGGGCGCTTCAGACAGACCTTATAGGTCACCCACAGCTCGCCCAAGACAGAACTCGTCGGAACCGTAGTCGACGGGGCCACAGCCAATTGGAAGAAACCTAAGTCAGAGGAAGTAAGAGGAACCGATGAAGTGCCAGTACGCATGTAATAGCAATTCAACGGATTTGTACCCCGGGCACACTCAACTCCATACATAAGGTTCTTGTCCAACCGAGTGGACACCGCATGCGCTGAATTCTCCATTTCGTACTTCGACTGGAATGGCGCAGAAGAGGAGTTGTACTCCATCGCCGCGATCACTGTGCCCAAGGCACTATTAGTGATGTATGGCGAGGCCGATGATATAAACTCATAAACGAGACCATCGAAACAATACTCCTCGTAGTTGCTAGCCAATTGCGAGAGAAACGGAAAAGACCGCACAAGACCGGCGTTGATCGGGTAAGAGTAGTTGGTGAATGTCCCGGCCACAGATGGGGCTAGAACATCCGCCAAAAACTCTCTCCGCGTTATCACGACCATGTCACTTGCGGGCCCAAAAGAAGAGGAGGGGCTGAGGCCAGCGGGACGGATCAAATCGTTTGTGCTCATGTTACTAGCGTAATCACCAGAACCAATGAGCTTGGACAACCGAGATCCCATCTCGCGACCAAAAATTGAACCTGTTGGTCCAAATGCCGCTCCTCCTAAAGCAGCTCCACCGGCGCGCAAAGCGTCGCGAACGACTGGCTTCAGCGCGTCTTTCATAGCCTTCATAGAATACGCTCCACTCCCGGCTATAGGAATGGGACGTTGGACGCGATTCGAAGCTCGCGCCCGAGCTTTTTGTGCCTTCGTTTTAGTAAGTGGCTTTCTCGTCCATGGATCCACTCAAACCGCACGGACAAAGACGTTTGATCTCATCTGCATAAATGTATCTTGTCACAACGTCTGCAACCCCATATTCAGAGTAATGGGATGCTCATCGCACTCCTAACACCGGAGGATCAACGAAATGTGCGTACCGGTGCTGTGCGTGTGCCAGATCACCTCCCGTGAAACACAGACGGAGGCTCTTGGTCGCCACTAGATTAAATACGATCAAAGCGTAATCTGTAAGCCTTGAAAGGGGTCATATAAGAAATTATGACCCTGGCCAGCAAACGAACTGGCCACCGCACCACCATGCAAGCGTGCGGTACAAATCCACTCCCACCCCTGGGAGGTTTTCCACGCCACAGAGATTCGACCTCTCGTGGTGACGTATAGGAGGGCGCATGCCTTTGTTACAGCAACACGCTACGCCCGAGAGCCGACCGATTCCTACCACCAGCGCATTGGGATTTACAGGAGCG